ATATAATCAAATCTCGATTTGCATTGATATTGTAATTATATTTTCGATACATAAGAGCAAGCCACCCTATAGGCAAATGACCTACAAGGGCGGCTTGCTCTTATTCTGTAATATTGACGCTGACGCCGGATTTGAATTCGACGGTGAACTTATCCGCATAGACGGTGATCTTCTGGATGAGCTTCCAGACATCAGCTTCGTCAAATTCTGTAATGTTCGTTTCCAGCTTTCCGATGAAGTCCTGTAATTCCTTGATGCGGTTCATGGTTTCGGTGCGCCTATGGTCATCGACTTCTGAGTCCTTTTTCATTTGCTGAAGTCTAAGGATCTCGTCGGTCAAGGCATCGTAGTTTTTCTGGTCGCCGACGGCCTTGACGAGGTCTTTTTGCAGTTCTTCCAGTCTGGCCTGTATGCCGTCAGGAGAAAGTGTGTCAGTCGTGACAACCGCTCTGGCTATGTTCTCCTGCAGCTGTTTCAGAAAGTCCTTTCTGCTGCTCAGGATCTGGTTAAGCGCCTTGACGGTTACTTCTTCGAGGACGGTTTCGTTGACTGTTCGGTTTGTGCAGTTCATGTCGGCAGCGGTAGGTTCCAGCCTGCTGATGCAGCGCCAGACGATGGATTTGCAGCCGTGGTTGTTCCAATGAACGCGGCGGTAAAGTTCTCCGCATTCGCCGCAGACAACCATCTGTGCAAAACAGTGATTGCAGGAGTAGGTGCGCTTCCTTCCGGATGGGCTTTTGTGAACTACCCGGCGGCGGACAAGTTCTTCCTGTACCTGCATGAATAACTCTTTCGGAATTATGGCTTCGTGGTCATCTTCTACGTAGTACTGGGGAACTGTGCCGTTGTTCCTGATCCGCTTCTTGGTAAGGAAGTCTGTAGTGTAGGTCTTTTGCAGCAGGGCATCGCCCATGTACTTCTCATTTCTGAGGATCTTGTTGATGGTACTTGTGTGCCATTTTTCTTTACCGGCACCGGTGAGAATGCCATCGGCTTCAAGCCCGGCGGATATTTTATCCATGCTGGAACCCTCAAGGTACTCACGGTAAATGCGTTTTACGACTTCAGCCTGCTCCGGATCAATGACAAGCTTTCCGTCATTGTCTTTTGTGTATCCGAGAAAGCGATTACAGTTGACGGTTACCTTTCCTTGCTGGTAACGGTATTGCAGGCCGAGCTTCACGTTCTGGCTGAGCGACTGGCTTTCCTGCTGGGCTAAGGAAGCCATGATTGTGATTAGCACTTCGCCTTTGGCATCCATCGTATTTATGGATTCCTTTTCAAAGTAGACCGGGATGTTCTTGTCCTTGAGCTGCCTTATGTACTGCAGGCAGTCAAGAGTATTGCGGGCAAACCGGCTGATGGATTTTGTGATAATCATGTCGATGTTTCCGGCCATGCATTCGTCGATCATTCGGTTGAATTCATCACGCTTTTTAGTGTTGGTTCCGGAGATGCCGTCATCTGCAAAAATCCCTGCCAGTGTCCACTGCGGATTTTGCTGAATGTATTCCGTATAGTGGCTGACCTGTGCATCATAGCTTGTTTCCTGCTCGTCGGAGTCGGTACTGACCCGGCAGTATGCTGCGACCCGGAGCTTTGTAACCTCGTCCCCGCTGACGTTATTTCCGATTTTGTGTTTTGCCGGAATGAAGGTTACATTTGCCATTACATCGCCTCCGTTTCAATTAAACTGTATAGGTATTGCGCCTGCATGGCAGGATCTTTGTAGCTTTTTTCAGGCTTTTCAAAGCGGAAGTTTGTCGGTATTACCTGAGCAGGCTTTTCTTTCTTGCGATCTAGTCGTCCGAGCGCTTCTGCCCGGTGCTGTTTTTCTGCTTCGGCTTTATCAAAGGTTTCACTGTCTATGATTGCCGGATAGAAGTCATCACCGAGGTAGTGGCGGTTAGCCATCATCCGTTTTGCACCGCAGTGCTGGATTTCGATGCCGGCCATTTTAGCGGAGGTTTCAAAGGACGCACCAGCCAGGTAAGCTTCATAGAGTTTTCTTATCTTCGTGGCGGCAGTTTCATCAATAACCGCATTCCCGTTTTCAATTCTGTATCCGTAAGGTGTATGTCCCATTGTCATATCCTTTCCGTCAGGCAAAGTCCGCATTTGAGTTCAAAAATGAACTCGGTGCGGTTTTTTACCGTGATTTGCCTGACATGTTTTTCAAAGAGCTCCTCATCGAAGCCGTGCAGCATTTCACCTTTTTCTGCAAAATGCAGAAGATCGGTAGCTGCCGTGACTTTGGAAACATCTGAGGAGACAGTGTTATTCAATGCCTCGATCTCCTTGCGGAAGTCATCCGCATTGGAGAGCAGTTTGTTGGTTTCTGTGTTAAAAAGAATCTTGTCTATAAAACCCTGTGCCGCCAGTTTCTGTAGATTTTCCCGCTGCTCTGTGTTCTTGGCAAGCTGGGTCGTCAGTTCCTGTACCCGGTGAAAAGAATCGTCTGTTGAGCCATTTCTTATGCCTTCGACGTAGGGCTTAAGAATGACTTTGCCGGAAAAGATCAGCTTATTCATCATGATAGTGAATGCCAGCTTCAGGTCATCGTCCCGAATGAACATCATCGGGCAGGCTTCCTTATCAGCAAGGTGGGTATTACAGCACCACGCGACGTAGCTCGTTCCTGCTGTGTAATGAATCCGGCGTTTGAAAGTGCTGCCACATTCTCCGCAGATGATTTTTCCTGAAAAAGCATAGCGTTGCTGATATTTCTTACTGTCTGATGAGATATTCTTTTCTTTTGCGTGCTGTTCAAGTATTCTCCCTGCGGCCTCGAAGTCTTCATGGTTGATGATGGCTTCGTGATGATTTCTGGCAAGGTACATATTCTTTTCTCCATGATTATGGTGGCGGTTAAAGAATGAATCGGTATAGGTCTTCTGGAAAAGGCAGTCGCCCGTGTATTTCTCGTTTCTGAGAATACCCTTAACTGTGGTGGCGTTCCAGTGTCCGCCTTTCTTAGTAGGCACCTGATCTTCATTCAGTCTCCGCGCGATAGCACTAGTACCTTGTCCAGAGAGGGCGTAGGTAAAAATCTGTTTTATGGTTTTTGCCTGTTTTGGGTTTATCACCATCTGATCACCGTTCCAGTCATATCCGTAGGGCGGGTAGCTGATTTTGAAAGTTCCTATTTCAAACCGGTTCTGGATTGACCATTTGCTGTTTTCTGAAATGGAAAGGGATTCGTCAGCAGCCATGCTGGACAGGATAGACAGGAAAAGCTCGCTTTCCATCGAACCTGTGTTGATGTTCTCTTTTTCAAAATAAACAGGAATATTCAGGGTGAGGAGTTTTCGTACCAGTTCAAGGCAGTCTGCAGTGTTACGAGAAAAACGGCTGATCGACTTCGAAACGATAAAATCAATCTTTCCGGCTTTGCAGTCTGCAAGCATATGCTTAAGCTCCGGACGTTTTTCCTTTTTTGTGCCAGTAATGCCTTCATCGTAATATACGCCAGCGTACTCCCAATCGCTGCGTGAATTGATGTAATTTTCATAGTGGCTAATTTGAGCCTCAAGGCTTTCGGCCTGTGCGTCAGAGCTTGTGCTGACACGGCAGTAGGCAGCTACGCGGAGTTTCTTCCCAGCGGCCTGCGGGCTTTTATTTTCTTCTATTTTCGTGACTTTCTTCAAAGCCTCATTCCTCCTTTCGCATGTCTATACATCACTCTAAAGCGTCTACACATCAAGCATTTTTCGGATATATTTCCACGAACAGAGGAGAGAAAGTTTCAAGATTAATGTCCGATAATTTGTTGAATTCAGTAGAAGAAATAAGGCCTGAATCAAGCATTGATTTTGCAATCTGCTGTGCCATTTTATAGTTAAGGTCTCCCTGAATGCGCTCCTGTGTGAAATATCCAGATGGAACATTTGTATTATTGTCTGTCATAACTTATCCACCTCCAATTTCCCACTGGAGATGAACGCCTGATTTGAGCGGAAGAAAATAAAAAAAACCTGCGGGTATTCCAAAAAAAGGAACACTCGCAGGCGAGAAACCAGATGATGGTTATTTCACTCTGATCTTCCAGCCGACCAGAATCATATTGACATTTTGAATCAGTGAGCTGTTCATGGACTGGATAGCAGAAACAGTTGTATCGTACTGGCGGGCGATGGCAGAGAGCGTATCGCCTGATTTCACGGTATAATAAACAGGCTGAGGTTTATTATGGATGCCGCATAGCTCGTTCACCTCGGACTGCACGGAATCATAATCATAACCGGCAGCAGTGAGGCGGTTCTTCCGATCTTCGCCGTTGCCCCAGTTCCCAGCGAGCACTTCATGCGCCAGCTCATCAACGGTTTTTGAAGCGACGGGAGTAGGAGTATCGTCAGCTGATTTTGAATATCCATTAAACCCGCCGCCAATGATGACTGTCGGGAAGTCCTGATATGACCAGTCCATATCCACACGGCCATTGATGCCGGGAACGGAGCCATTGGAGCTGTGCTGCCAGATTCCGCAGGAGTCTTCATAGCTGCAGGCATCGGCCCACTGGGCGCACCAGTAACAGTAACGCTTGCGGACAGCGTCCGTCACAACAGATCCCGCGAAGGATGCAGAGGTATAAAATCCAGCAAAATATCCGGCAGCCTCCAGTCTGTCGCAGAAAGACTTAATCAGGCCGGAGCAGAAATCAGTCCCGACTTCAATCTGCTTCTTTTCCTCCATGTCGAGGAAAACAGGATAGTCAAACTGCTTCCCGGCAAGTGTAGACAGGAACATTTCAGCTTCCTGTACGGCTTCAGAGAAGCTGTCTGCATAGCTGTACCAGTAAGCGCCGACGTGAAGTTCGGCAGCTTTTGCCTTCCTGTAGTTTTCTTCAAAGTACTTGTCTTTTGAGTTTGTACCGTAGCCTGCGCGGATGATCACAAAGTCAACTCCGCTGTTTCTGACAGCGTTAAAATCAATCGCACCCTGCCATACCGATACGTCAATTCCTTTTATAGCCATGTTATTTTTCCTCCTTATCCGTGTCTTTTTCATCACGGTTATGCAGCTGCTCCAGTACCTCCTTCAGCTTTCCCGGAATCGGAAGTCCAAGGTGGGCAGCATTTTCAATCAGGGACAGGCCTTCATTCGAGATGTAGAAGAAGATGACTGCCGTCCGCAGGACACCAACCTGTCCGAGTACATTGATGTCGATGACATTTGCGATGCCGACCAGAATGAAGATCAGCACCTTGCGGCAGATGCCGCGAAAGCCGACCGCCGAGGAGAGCTTTTTGTCGCTGATCGCACCCATGACGCCGGTGATGTAGTCGCAGACGACAAAGATGAGCAGCGCATAGAGCAGGCCGTCGCAGCCGCCAAGAAAGTAGCCAAGCCAGCCTCCGACAGCTGCAAAAATAAGTTGTAACGAGTTCCAGAATTCTTTCATGTGATACCTCCTTAAATTTGTGCATGAAAAAGGCAGCCTTCCGATACGAGAAAGCCGCCAGGTTAATTGAGCTTGTTAAATCAAGAATCCGTTTCTGTTAGCGTATAAGTTATCTTCATTGTCTTATCCGCCGTTTTTATGACAGGAGTGGACAGGTTGTTGATCGTAGCCAGGTATGGAGTAAAGAGATACAGATCTTTTGAAAAATAGTAGTAATTGTAGTATTGATAGTATTCTTGATAGGCAAAGGTTTTGTATCGGGACATATGTTTCTTTCCCCAGCGGTTTCGATATTCTTCGGCTTGATACCCGACATAAAGTTTTGGCTCCCCATTTAGAAAATACCAGCCGTTTATTACCACATCATCATCAATGGAAAAAGTGTATTGATACGAGTTGTTATACGTGATATTTGTTATGACTTCGAGATTTGCTACACTTGTTGTATCAAGCCTGTAAAGGGCAGTCCCGATAGCAAACATCAGCCACTTTCCACTCATGCCAATGTTATAGATGCTGCTGGGTTCGGTGGGCATTACTATTTTCTGTGACGTACACGTGTTGCCGGAAATTCTGTCCATAAACCATTCATAACTTGTGTGATTATAGTAATCAGTTGAGCCAGATGTGTAACTGTAGGTTTGTGTTTCTTTTCTTGATAGACCATACCAGTTTCCGTCTGCTGCATGAAACAAATAACAGAAAACATCACTGCTGTTATACATAGGCTCGTTCGTGTTATCTTTACTGCCTCCAATAAAATGATTCCAGTAAGGATAATGATTCAGCTCAACGATCGTTTCTTCTTTGGCTTCCGTTGCCAAAAGACCATAAGTTCTCTGCATGAGCCTTGCGTG